GTTTTATAATTTCTTTACATTTTGTATTGATGGTTAGACCACAACGATAACCTTGTTCTAGTTGCTCTGCATCTTTAGATAACGTATGAAAATAATCTGCATCAGAACCTGCAAATTCAAATATAGTTTGGTCTGCATCACCTATCCAATAAACTTCTTTAGCGTGAGTTGATAATTTTTCTAAAACTATTCTTTGTGAAGCATTACTATCTTGAGCTTCATCTACAATTAAAACGTCTATCTCTGGGGCTTTTGCTTTGTCTATAAATCTTTGAATCATTTCATTGTAATCGGATAGTTTGTACTCTTCTAAATAATCGTAATAAGTTTTAGCCATATCTATTAAAACATCTTTCTTATAAGGTCTAAATGCTTCCGTATTGTTTTCAGTTTCTTCCCAATGATCTTCTAAACTACGAGCGTGGCCATGTGCTCCGTCTATAAATTTTAAGAAAGGGTGGTTCCTACTATCGATATCTCTACTAGTTATTCTCTTCGCTAGTTTAAAATCTCCATTTAATTCACAACATGCCTCATAGTCTGTGTATCCCCAGAGCTCTCTTCTATCTTGCATTCTTTGTTTACAATAAGAATGGATAGTGGATATTTTACCTTTAAACGATTTTTTCGTTAGTCCTCTCTCTTTAACTTCTTTTAAACTTAAAATATTATCTCTAATTTCATCTGCTGCCACATTAGTATGTGATAGTACAATGATGTTTGAGTGTGAGTATTTATTTAAAAGCTCTACATATTTTTTAGTTAGCCACATACTTGTTTTACCTGTACCTGGTGGACCTGATATAAACTTAGGAGTCATGTGTAATCTCCTTCACTTCCTCAGCCTCTCCTTCAAGAACGATATCTCTTTCGTCATATTTAAAGTTATTTATTCTCCAAGACACACAAGACCTGCCCTCATATTTTCCCTTTATTCTTCTAGCTTTTAGTATCTTTTGACAATCAATAACTAAATCTGTTCTATTTTTATATGCTTTCTTTCTTTCTAAAAAATCCTCAAAACCATTTAAACTAAATTCTAAATAGTTTTTTTCTATATTTTGAAAGGGACTACCGTGAGAAGCTAAAGCTTTTTTATCTTCATAGACTGTTTCTTCTAATAGGTATTGTCTAAACAGTTTTTTAAAACGATAAGAATCGTCTGCCTCTGCCACATAAAGTTCTGATTTTTTTCTTTCTTCAAACTTTCTTTTCATAATCTTTTCAAATTCAATAGGTTTCATTTTGGGTAACCAAACCTGAGCTTTACTTATTACAGCATCATAAAAGGCTTTTTGATTTAAAAGTGTTGGCCCATCTATTGTTACTTCTTTCTCTTGTAATATTCCATTGACTTTTGTTTTTATCTTGACGAAATATCTATCACTACCATACTCAATAATCTCTGTGACTGCTGCTGCACCCTCACTTGTTTCATGATTAACACCCACCCACCTAAAAAGATCTGCTATTGTCTTTTGTGAACAACTTACTATTTCTGCTAGTGTGGGTATTCCAAGTTTTCTTTGTGCTTTCTTAACACTTGTGCCTTTTGATTTTCTTTTTTCCGCTTCTTCATCATTAGATACAACAGCTATATTGTAAACAAAATCATTAATATCTTTTTCTGACCAATCTGTATGACTAGACAATACACCGGCAATAGCTGTGCAATATTGATCTCTCTTCCCTTGCCCCGCATATAAAATACTCAATGCCGTAGATAAAGCTACTTTACGTAAATCTTTGTTAAGATCTCTAGGGTATTGGTTTATTCCCGTAAATTTTTCCCATGCTACATATTCATTAGCTTTACTATGTTTTGATTTTGGCACAATGGTATAACATGTTGGGCCATTTCTTATTTCACAAAGAGTTCCTCCGTGCGGAAAATGTTTGTAATGACTTTCTAATTCTTTAGGTAACGCAAACTGTTTAAAATCTAGTTTACCTTTCCACCAATAATGACTTGTTGGATTGCTAGGTCTTCCTGATATAGCTCCATATGATACTATGTATTTATCTATAAATCTTTTTACTAAATCATTATCAATATCAAAATCTATATCGTCGTCTAATCGTAAAGCTATTTCACAGTGTGAATATTTTTGAGACCATTCTTGTTCTGATATTTTAAAATTTGCATTGCTCCAACTCTTAACAATCGGTGTGCCTTTTAAACAAGGGATAATAACCTTGTCCAGATTTATCCAATCTTTAAATGTATTCGGTGCTTGACTATCAACTTTGTCCATAACTTTCTTTTGTTGGGGGCGACTCCAGTCTCCCATTGTCGCCCCACATTCCCATCGACATGAGAACTTATAAATTGATGTCCTGTCTTTTAGCCTTAGTATCAGACTCGTGTTTAGCTTCAACAGCACCTTTAGCTACATTTGAGCCAAAGTCTTTTGCTATTTTGTAAACACCAGGATCGTTGATAGGGCCAACTCTTGCTACATCCCAACCAAACCATGTCCCTTTGTCGTTAGACTGTTGAACAGTTTTTAGTTTATAAATGTGGCTATATGTTGGCGGTGTGAACATTCCGTCCTTACCTTGCATTTTTAAACCCATCATCATTGAGTTCCATTTTCTACTCACTTTTAATTGAGTAGCTTTCATAGATATCAACGCTGTTGTTGGGCTTTTACCAAGTACAACTACGAAGTGACTAGCTGTGTTTTCAAGATAGTTACCATTCGCTAATCTATCTTTATTAAACTTGTCTCTTGTAGTTTTAGGTAAGTCATCTCCAGCTTCATATATTTTTACTGGAGCTCCTTGGCTCTCACCTCTATCTTGCCATTCGATATACTGTCTTTTGTAGTGTACCGGAACGAC